CCCTGTAGTTGAACATGTCTGAATGCTTCGAGTATTCTTTGTGCTGTGTCAAATCTTAAATCCATTCCGTTCATTGCTCTATAGTATGTACTGGTAGGTACACCTGCTACAATAAACATGTCTTTCAAACGCACATTATTATCGGAAGCTATGTCTTGAAGCTGTTGTATATACTTGCACAATACCATACATACAGAACTACTGCATATATGCAACATGTGCAAGCATATAATTTATTTATCTTCAGGAGGTAACTTGGATTCTAATTCATTTATCATTTTTTGTAGATGATTTAGAAGCTGATACAATACAGTTAACTTACTGTAAGTACTAGCAGTTTCAGTTTGCTCTTGAATTATTTTTTCTATAACACTTGTCATTTAAATTTCTCCTCTATTAAGTGTTGCATTAAGTTGTTAGCTAATTCATCTATACAACTTGTGTTTAGTTTGTATTCTGCGCATTGGTTTTGAAACTCATCCAATGTCATTCCTGATATATGATCTACAACTGCATCATATATTGCATCATTTACTGGATGAGACATGACGCATCATCTTCTTCATTCCATTGTTTGAGAAGTGCAGCACATGCAAATGCATGTGACACACTGTACTCTTTGCGTATATGTTCAATGGCTTGTTCGTTAGTCATCTCTTCAAGCAACTCACCAAAGCGTTGCTCGACTTCTATACATTGATCACTTAGTCTACTCATGTGTATACTCCTTTACTCTATCTGTTACACCATAATGCTCAAGCATTGGTTGCTCCTGCCATTGATGCCATTGTTTCTTAGTACTTTCTACAAAGCTAGGTCTGTTGATTGATGTGGTTAAGTCACAAATTGCATTGGCAATATTGACTGCATCACACTCACGCTCAACTGATTGACCGATTAGTGATGTTAGATATTCATTGAATGAATCCATAATGTTCTCCATTGTTGTTGTGGTTAAGTATATACAAGCACGTCACTTGCTGACAGTTAGCTAGACTGTTGATCTCTTCTTTCGCTCCCATGTTTCATAGATTATTTGATTTGGTTGATTGGTTTGTTCTTCATATAAAGCCAAACCATAATCATAGCCTTGTTTATAGTAAGTTGAAAACCTTTTTGTTTCATCTATCTCACCATAGATTAATCCATCAGCTACTCCATCTTTGAAGTATGATAGATATCCTTTACGTCTTTGTTCTAAATGTTTGTCCATATTCATCTCCATAAAAAGGGGGATAACCCTACTTATTATCCCCCATCTATTAGTGCTACTTACTAGTGGCCAAACAATCATATAGCATAGGAGGACACAATGATTGCACTAGTAAGCAGCTTCTCTCTAACAATATCTACCTATCTGTCATCACAAGTGAACTTAATGTCAGCTTACAGGATAGACTATAGGCCGTTTAAAGACTGTAACCTTTCGGCTTGTTAGATATTCCGACTTCGGAATTAGGTTAGGCTTCTTCCGATGCCCTCCCATCTTGAAGATGAGATGGCTTTGGTGACCTCGTTGTGGCGAAGCACCTCTGCTCGGTGTGGATGGTTGGCATCATCAGCATGCGATGACCACCAAGTAAGAGCATTGTACAATGCCCACTTGTTACGGCCAAGCTTTTGTGATTCTGTGTTGTACAAACCCATAAGCTTTTCTAATTTAGTTTCGTTGACTTTGGTTTGTGTTGTATGTGAATGACGATTACAGATTGTAGCCTTGAGGAAATGCTCGGCTTGTGATGGTGACACCGGTAGTGAAGCATACTCTTGCCATACATCTTTGTTATCCCAGAATGTAGTCAATGCATTGCGTATCTTTGCAGATGTACCTGCTAAGTTGAAGCCTGTGGTATGCTTGCTCCTGTCATATGATAGTGAGTTAGCAGAAGCACAACCATTGCTGCACCACAATCTATAGCCTTGTGCCTTGATCATGATAGACCACATACCATCATAAGAGTTTAGGTACTCAACCTGAAAGCGTATATAGTCACCAACTTGAGGCTCAACAACTAAGTCATTGAATGCTATCTTGCCTTTCATCTTAGCACCATTCTCGTATATGGTTTGTGTATGCTCATAGTCTTTGGATATGATTGACATATCTATTGCTGATTGCATACGATCTACAATGTCAGCATGCTTGACCATCTTGTATGCACCACCATGTGTACCTAATACATGACCAGTATCAGTACGTACAATAGCCTTTTGCATGTTAGGTGGAACTGGATATTCTTCTGATTTCCATCCATTCTGTAGTTCTTTGACAGCCACTAGAGGCACAACCTCTACTGGGAAATCATAGTCTTGTAATATAGTTTGTGATCCATCCATTTTGTATTCTCCTTTTGTTATGGATTATTGTAAAACGAAATTCAATTTCGTCAAGAGCAGTAAGCCGTCACGCTATCACACACTTTGGTTGATCTGAGCGAAGCGAAGAAGCTTACTGATTGGTTGTTGTGGTACGATGCTTGTGATTAATTAGAATATGCACTAGTGTATTGCAACGAGCCTGCGAGTGGTACGCAATACTCTTTTTATGCGATGTTAATTACAGATACGTTGCATCAGAATATGTACGGCAAGCTGTGATGCCTGCCGTACTGGGGAATAATTAAGCGACACTCTTTATGCTATCGTTGAGTATCTTGTTAGCTTTGTCTTTAGGAAGCTTACATATATCTTGAGGTAGCTTGATCTTGAGTGCAAGATGTTCTGCTACCTTGTCCTCAAAGACCTGCTGTTCAGAGACAGTTCTACCAGTTTTCTTGGCTCTGATAGATAGTAATGCAGAAGATGCCTTGTCTTTGAGCTGAGATTTATTAGATGACCCTAGAGTTTTAGGTGAGAATATCTCATCAAGCATTGTAGTATACTTATCAAGACCCATCCAAGGTGATCCGAATGTATCTTGAAAGAAGTCTCTGAAGATTAGCATCTCACGTTGAGCGTTTTCAATTGATGCTTCATTCTGATAGTATGCATCTGCCATGAAATCCTTGCCATCTTCTAGCATCTTCTCGATCTCATCCTGACGCTTAATACCTTTTTGATATGAACGTTCAGCAGTAGCACAGTAGCCACCAATTCTAACAAGTAAAGATATATTCCAGAATGGATTGTCTTGACCTGTATCTGTGGCAGTATCCTGAGGCCCTGAGTATTTCTTTCTCTTGGCATCATCTTCTACCTCTGCGAAGTTGAATGACTCTATAAGTAAGTCCGTGATAGTAACGTTAGTGTCTTTAGTTTGTAATTTAGTCATGTGTATCTCCTGTATGTTTGACTATTATGTATGAGCATTATGCTCGGTTGGTGAGAGACTATAACTCGTCTCTCATTATCGCATCCTTACGACGTACTTCCCTGTAGAGAAGTATGCACATGATTGCGAATACTGTTGCAAAGAATAAGTTGTTAGTTATTAATGACATAACAAAGAAAAAGAATGAACCGGCAAAACCAGTTACCATTAAAGCAAGTAATATGTATCTCATTTGTATCTCCTATTTGTTATGTACATCATAGTGTGTGTTGTATGTTTGATCTATGATTGGTTGACCAAGTTTTCTACCCATTGAACGTAATGTTCTTTGAGCACGTCTCCCAAGTTTGTAGTCAAGTAACCAGTAGTGAGGGCAGAATGCAGTAGCTCTGCTTTCGAACCAGAAATCACGGATAGCATTTTTCTGTTGTATAATGTTAGATGTTTTAGACATAGTAATTATCTCCATATAGTTATTATGCATGACCTACAACCACGTAGGTATTTTGCTTATGCTTCTGTAAGATATCGCTCTCGGATGACGTCAATAATTTGCATTTAGGGAAGTAATTAATTCGAAAAATAATAATAGTATTTATTACTGGACAAATGTCTGCCGAAAATATGAGTAATATTTTTGGACAAATTGTCGATTGACGTTGTCGGCCTGCTAGAAAGCATTACTACAAATAGCCACATAGATATGTCTGTAGCCTAGATCGCTATTTGTTGTTAGGCTTTGTTGTAGGTGAGAGTGATATAAAACACGAAGTATAATCTTGCAAAAATACCTCACGTGATTGTAATAAACCAATGGTAAAAGAATAGTACGTGTCGGTCTGTTTTGTAACTTTTGCGACAAAAGTTAATGGGCTGAAGCAACGCAGGACAAGCCGTGATCTGATATGCGAATGAACTGTACTTTATTCGCATACATGGCGATAGCTAGAATAACGCAACGGAAGCATGGCGAACAGCTATGCGTGAGTGGATGTTCTTCTAGCCTAAGGTGAAGGACGAGGACTGGAAGACCATACTTCGGTAATAACTAATAGTTGTGGGGGAACAAAGGTGCATATCATTACGATATGAATGTAGTGCAGTATTACCCATAGTATCATCAATCATAGGAATAAAAGGAACATACGCATCGTTCTGTTTGCAATGTCAAGCTGAGTCCAAGCTTGCTTGGTGAGGAAGCTTAGTGCATTTTAGCATTGCGAACATGGTTGTGCGTATGTTCACCACGAGGCATTTGTGCATTGACATGGTTTCGTATAAGAGGTCATAAAGGGGGGGATTACAGGGGGGGATTCTCAATGGTAACAGAACGTAAGTTAACGAAGAAACAGATGGCCTTAGTTGATACCATCGTAGCAAATGGATGTAGTGTAAGAGAAGCGTCTCAGCTTGCAGGATATGCAGAAGGTGAGAGTGGGAGAGTGACAGCCAGTAAGACTTTGAGGCTACCACATGTACAGCAGTATATGATGCAATGCATAACAGAGAGTTTGGGATTGAGTGCTACACATGCAAGTAAAAGGATATTGGACTTAGCCAAGGGAGCGAAGAGTGAGTACGTACAACTTGAGGCAAGCAAGGATATACTTGACAGGGCAGGCTTCAAGGCTCCGGATAAGCACATGCATCTACATGCAGGCGAAATAAAGGTTGCAATTGATTTGTCCTAGGGGGGTGGGGGTAAAAAGTTGCGATGGCGACTCAACAACATCACCCATACAAACATTATTTGCCCTCAAGGTTCGTTTGTGCATTGAGCGTGATAACGAGATAAGGGATAACTAAAGTATGGCAACACCGGCATGGACACGTAAAGAAGGCAAGAACCCTAGGGGTGGATTAAACGCAAAGGGTCGAGCTTCATACAAACAAGGTACATTGAAAGCACCAGTTAAGAGTGGTGACAATCCCAGACGTGCTTCTTTCTTGCAGAGAATGGGAGCAGCTAAAGGGCCGGAGCGTGATAGTAAAGGCAAACCTACTAGGTTATTATTATCATTAAAGGCTTGGGGTGCGAGTAGCAAATCAGATGCTATTAAGAAAGGTCGTGCCATTTCAAGGAGAAACAAAGCTAAAAAGGAGAAAGCATAATGCCTATGGGTAAAGGAACTTATGGTTCAACTAAAGGAAGACCACCGAAGAAAAAGAGTATGTTAACTGGTAAGCAGAAGACATTGCCTAAGTCATTACAAGCTAAGATTATGAAGTCAAAGAAAAAGTAAATGGCAGTTAACGCAGCAGGTAATTATACCAAACCTACTATGAGGAAAGCTATCTTTCGCAGAATCAAGGCTAGTGGTAAGGGTGGTAAGCCCGGACAATGGTCTGCTCGTAAAGCACAGATGCTTGCCAAACAATACAAGGCTAAAGGTGGTGGTTATAGATAATGGCACTTGCAAAGTCACAGAGATCATTACGTGCATGGACTAGGCAGAAGTGGCGAACCAAGTCAGGCAAACCTAGTACACAAGGGTCGAAAGCAACTGGTGAACGTTATCTACCTGAGAAAGCAATTAAAGCTTTATCTTCCTCTGAATACGCAGCCTCTACGGCTCTTAAACGAAAAGCAATTAGAGCAGGTAAACAAGTATCTAAACAGCCCAAAAAGATTGCAAGCAAAACGAAAAGCTATCGATCTTATTCATAGGATAACCGAATGATAAATATTTACTTTCAAATTTTTAAATTTACCAATAATATAAGCACATACTTTTATAATAAGTATTGTCATGCTTTAAGAGTAAAACAAATAAAAGAGAAAACAAGAGTTGTTTAATGAGCTTCTTACATACTCTCAAGAAAGAAGATAGAGATATACTTCGTATAGTTGTAAAGAGAGTACACTTCAAACATTACCCGGAACAGTTCTGCACAGATTATGAAGCAGACAAAATGATTGCAGCCATTGCACCTGAGGTGGTAGAAAAGCTTATGAAAGTTGGTAAGGATATGAAAGTTGACCAACTTTAAATACAAACCTGATGGTGATGTCTGTAAAAATTTTATGAAGGATGATACCTTTTTTCGTGGTATTAGAGGGCCAGTAGGTTCAGGTAAATCAGTAGCTTGTTCTGTAGAAGTATTCAGACGGGCATTAATGCAGGAGAAATCACCAGATGGCAAAAGGAAAAGTCGTTGGGCTATCATCAGAAACACAAATCCTCAGCTTCGCACTACCACGATTAAGACTTGGTTGGACTGGTTTCCGGAAGAAGATT